CGCCGCCGATGAGCAAAAATCCTGTACTGAACTGCGCCGCCGCAATCGCGGGTGTATTGGCCAGCGTGACCGATGCCCCGGAATAACCCGCCGCCGTGAAGCTGCCCGCGCCAATTTGGATAAGGTAGTTGTCGGTGCCGCTCAAGCTGACGCCACGAATATTCATCGTGATCTTCTTGGCCCAGTTGGGAATTCCGGTAAACCCAGCAGTTGTGCCGCTGGTGGTCGTCAGGGTCGTGCCGCTGGTGCTTTTTTGCCACAGTCCGGTGATAGCTTGCCCGCCTTGGCCCTGGATGGTGCTGGGGGCCGTCGCCCAGGTTCCCGCCGTGGCCTGCGTGCTTTCAACATAGCCGACCACGCGGAATGGAACGCTGGCGCGAGCCGTTGCGGAATAAATCACGCTGGCACTATCCGCCGCGCCTGCGCCGCCCTCTGCTGTTGTCGTAATAAGCGTGGTTTCGTCAAGATTGGCGCTGCCCGCCAGATTGACCGCCGCCAGTTCAACGGTTCCAGCATTGTCTATGGCAATGACCGCAATGCGCGAAGCTATGGCGCTCAAGGAGCCAAGCGTCGAACCGGAGGAAATCACCAAGGAAATCGCTGTATTGATAGAGCGCTGATTGGTCGTGCCGCTGCCCAGCGTGGCTGACCTGAAATTAAGTGAGCATGGGTTAAGCGTCAACGTCAATGCGCTCGATCCGACCGATGCGGTAATGGGCGCGATGTTTTCGGAAATGCCCATTATGTTCCGGACCTTCACGGCGTTCGGAAGCGACGGGTTGATGGCCGAAAGAATGCCGTAGGACACGGCTGACAAGCCCGAATCCAGTACGGTCGAGTCATTGACGACAGTTACCGTCGTCAGCGTTGTGAAGGCAGACGTGACAATCGTTGAATAGGCCGTGCCTGCGGTATTAGAGGTCTGAATGCGCCGCCCAGGCTGAAAGGTCGAGGTTTGATTGCCTGCTACCGTGAATGAGGTGGCGCTGACGAAAGTAGGCGTACCAGCAAACGCGATCCACTCGGAGTTTGCCGGAGAGTTAACCGGGTCATTGATGCCCCAGAGGTTATCGATGGTCCAGATTGGCGACGTAGGCGGGTCTGTGTCGGTCGATGGCGCATAAACGATCTTGTACGATTGGCCTTGGGTCCACCAGATTTGATTCGTCGGCTCCCCAAGGGCATTCAAAACAATCGGATTCGCGTCTGCCGATGCCCCGGTGGAATCGGTGTAGGTGTTTTGCTTCGTGCTGGTGCTGCCCGCGACGTAGAAAAACAACTTGTTGCCCACAGCTGGATTACCAGCCGAATCAACGAACTGCGGTTTTGGACCCAATGCACTCGGATTTACGGCCATGACGGCTCCTTATAGGTATAGAATGAATCCCTCATTTCTTGAAGGAGTCCAGCAATGGAGTTCACCGATTTCATGCTTTGGAAGCTCGGCATTCTTGCCGTGCTAGCGTTTTTGTATGGCATTTTCAAGTCCATCACTGCGCCCCGGAAATAGGCGCACCGCGCAACAGCAGCTGTTGAACCTCCGGGTTCTGTAGCAAGTCAGCCAGACGGCTATTGCCCGCAGGCTGGGCCAGTTTGTTCTGCACGAGCTTGGACAACGCCAGTGATCGTGCAGCGGGCCGCGCCAACACGCCAGCCATCACGGCAGGGTTCCCGGTTGCTGCACTTCCAAGGCCACCCGCCGCCCAATCTAATGGGCTGGTTTGCGGCAAACTTCCCATTTTCTCCACGGTCTGCACGGCCTTCGGGAAGCGCAGGGCAAACTCTGCGGCCTGGCGCATTTCACCAGTCAAAGGCTTGCCACGTTCCAGCATAGAGCCCAGTTTTTTGGCGTCGATTGCTCCGGTCGTGGGATTCAGCGCCTTTTCTACCGTATAGGTTTTGGCGATCAACTGCCGCGCATCGCGGAATTCCTTAAGCAAGCCCTGCTGCCCGGAGATGGACAGATGGTCTTCTATGGCGTTTTCCAGCGCATTGGCGGCGGACTTGCTGGCGCGTGCTACATCGGTGTTTCCGGTGCGGAAGGCGTCATCGGCCGCGCTGCGCAACTCCTTGATTTTGGCTACCGCAGAGCCCGCATCAAAAGACGGCGAGCGCAAAGACTCCACCAGGTCCAGTACGGGGCTTGTTTTGGCATTCGGGAAGCCTTGCGCAGCCTTCTGATAAGGTGCAGCAATGTTGTCAAGTGCGGAAGCATACGACTTGCCAGGGGTAATAACACCAGAATTCCCAATCGCTTCATAGGCTTGTCCTGCGGTGTTGCGGATGTCGCCAAGAATCTGTGGTGTGATCTGCGTTCCCTTCGTCAATCCCAAATCCCGCCCAACAATATCGGCGGTAACCTCGGCATTTCGGGCGCTGGCATTCTGGGCAGTGGTAAGCTTTCCAGCGAATCCCTCCAGAGTCCGGTTCGCCAATGTGGGCTTGGCCTGACTAGGCGGGATCACATAGCCCAATGCATTGGCTGATTGGATCGCTGCCAGGGCTTCGGGTGTTTGTGCTGGCCCCTTGATCACATTGCCGATTTTTGATCCGGCCAGCCCCGCCAACTTCAAAACAGAAGGTGCAGCGCCGCCAATCAGCGCGCCCAACCCAGCCTCTTCCGGATTGACCAGCCCAGCAGAAGCGCCGCCTACAGCAGCTCCAGCCCCGGTGCGCAGCCCCAGATCAACCGCTTTAGCGCCCAGCCCGACAGGCGCAAGCCCGGTTGTCATGCCACTGGAGCCTAGCGCAGCTGTGACCGGCGCGGCAATCGATGGCGCAACCCTGCCGAGAATGGCCCCCACGGGCTTGGCCAGCACGCCACCAATGGGAGCCGTTCCGGCGATCTCTGCGCCCAGCTTGCCGCCCTTGTACATCCACGAATTCGGGTCAGCGCCGACGCCCTTCAGGTTTTCTTCCAGACCTTGGCGGCGGGCGGCGTTTTCTTCTGCCGACTCAAAAGGACGTGCCAGCGTGGCCCCGATAGAGCCCGCGCCGCGCACGCCACCAGCCAGCAGATTGAGCGCACCTTGGGAGATTTTCATGCCCAAAGATGCATCATCGGGTTGGCCTTGGGTCGGCGAATAATCCGGGGCCGGGGCTTGTGCCGCCCTCTTCCCGCCATCAATGCCCTTGACGGTCTTGACGAATTCCTTTTCCGCGCGGCTCTGCACGGCGTCCGGCGTAATATCGTCGGGCGCGTTCTGGTAAACGTGGCTGGTGCCATCGGCAAAGGTAACGGTGATATTGCGCGGCATTACCGTTTACCAGTTAGAAACCGATGCGCCAGCTTTGGTTTTGGCCGGTGAGGCCTGGAAATCGCCGGTCACGCCATTTTGACCAGCGTGTCGTTCATTGATTTGACGGATAGTCTGCATTGCCGCCTTCTTTTGCTCGGCGGGAATGGTGCGGTCGCCAATCTGGCCCGCCATTTGCTTATACAGCAACACATCCTTGTCGGACTGCGGGCCGGACATTTTCGGCATTTTGGAAATCAATGCGCCTTCTAGGGCGCGAAGTTGGGCCGCCGCCTTTGCGCCTTCGGTAGCCCCGCCAAATGCGCGCCCGACCTCATCAATGCCGACGCCCGCATAACTATTTGTGGCCTTGTCAATCAAGGGGCCAGCTTGATCCAAAAGCGATAGAACGTCTTTTGCATCAGTAACCTTGGCATTTTCTTTGGCCGCATCTTTTGCAGAGAGAGGCTGACCACCCTGCATCACAGGTCGGGCTTCGCCAGTCCTGGGGTTCACGCTAACGCCTCGGCTTGGGTCATATTGCCATTTGCCAGCCTCATTAGCCTCCTTGGCCCGCGCATCCGTCATGTTCTGCCCACGAATCGCCGTGGCTTGCGTTATCAGGCTTTCCGGGCTTGGTGTATTGCGCTGTGAGCTGACTACCGCAGGTGTGCCGCCCAGCCCAGGCAATGCGATCGTGTCTGTCGTTCCGCCCAGATTGCGCGTCTGGTAGCTCGGCTTGTTCATTTCAATGTACTTGGTCGCGCCCAACGCCTGCTGCTGTTTCCATTGCTGGAAGCCTGCCGGGTCTTGTGGAATGCGCGAGATGGCCTGATCCAGCGGCGCGAGCGATGCCATGCGCTTGCCGATGACCGGGTCAGCATAACCGGATTGGATCCACTGTGCGGCAGTCTGCGGATCGTTCACGCCCGCCAGGTTGTCGCGGTGGCGCTTGATCTGCATTTCCTCGGTTTCGCTGAGTAGCTTGCCGGTTTGTGCGCCGGTATGCGTGACATCGGCGCGGGCTTTCTCGGCATCCAAACCGGCCTTTTGCGCGGCCTGATACGCCTTGTAATTGCCGCCAGCCGCCAAGGCTTGCAGGTATTTTGCCGCATCGCCGCCAGATTGCGTCATGGCATCCCGCTGCGTGCGGTCGTCCTGCTCCCCGGTCAGCAATTGGCGCAACTGAATTTGCTTGGATTGCTGTTCAAGCGGATCGACTATGTCGATTTTTGGAGTAGCTGGGTTGGCGATAAAGCCTACATTCAGGGCCATGTCAGTATCCCCCGCCTGGTTGCATCGGCACGGTGCTGGTCGTGGCGTAAGGGTTGCTGGTCAACAGGTTGCGGAAGTAATTCGAGCCGGTGTTGGCGACGTTACCGACCGCATTCGTCCATGCATTGCCAGCCCCGACGATGCCCGCAGCACGCGCAGTACCGGCATCGGTGGTCAGATTGCTGATATTGTTGGCCGTATTGGTGCCCGCCGTTGCCACCTGATTGGTAGCGGTCTGCCCAGTCCCAGACAGGCCAGAGAGCCGGTTGAACAGGTTGGTATTGTCGGTGTTGAAGCGGTTGTAGGCCCCTTCGGCCTTGGTCGTGCCGTAGTCATTGGCATAGCGCGTCAGGGCCTTCAGGGTAGCGCCTGAGTCATAACCGCCCTGCTGGATGGCGCGGGCATTGACTGCCCCGGTGCCTTGATCGAGTCCGAACTGAAGCCCTGATTGATAAACCGGGTCGGCATCACGGTCAGCCATGGTGAAGCGGCGCGACAGCGAGCCATAAGACGAATCACCGGCCGCTCCCGCTTCGGCTGCTGCACGGTCTTTGTCCTGCTGCGCCATGGCTGCGCGTATCGCGGCATCGAGTCCGGCCTCATCCATTTGAGGCCCGCCATATTGTTGTGTGGCTGGACCCCAGCGCTCCACATTACCTTCATCGGAATGTCCTTGATCGACACCAAGAAGTTGCGGCGCATTGGGGTCTGGGCGAGCGCCAGCCGCATAGGCGGCTTGAGCCTTGCCTAGCAATCCACGGCCACCAGTGAACCCCGCCGATGCGTCAGGAATTCCACCAGAGGTCGCGCCACCATAGGACGGCTGACCGCCATAACGCCCAGCCAGTTCTTGCCGAAACTGGTCGTATGTCTTGTTGTAATTCTGCCCGCCGCCGCTGTTTGGCGAGAGCCCCATGAGATAGGCCAGCCGCGCGTTTGCGGCGTTGCCTGTCTGCATGTACTGCGCCTGGTCGGCGCGGTTCAGGTCATATTGGCGGCGCTGTTCGGCGGTTGCCGCTTCGGTTGACTTGGTGGCTGCATCGGAGGCTTCGCCCGCCGCATCAGAGGCCATTGACCCGCTGATCAGGCTCCCGCCTATGGCAACTGCTGCACTGATCCACGGCATAGTTATGCTCCTAACAAAACACCGTCAACCTTTTCGGGGTCGGTGCATTCCGTAGCATGGATACAAAGCCATGTTACGTTTGTCAGGGCGGTCACCTGATGAGATTTTCCCGCTTCAATCGTGAGTGTTTTTGGCCCTTCGAGCCGGACTGTCACGCCGTCCACTTTCAATTCTACCCGACCCGATACCAAATATGACAAATGATCGTAATCATGAATATGCTTTTCGCCAGATTCTCCGGCCAAAAAATGGGTTTCCTTGATATAAACCCCGCCGCCAAAACGGTGTTCTATTTCCATCAGACCACCACCCCGTCTGCGCGGATCCAGTTCGTGCCGGTATACCAGATAGGCCGATTCAGCGTTACATCAAAAAATGTCCTCCCGACCCACAACAGTTTTACGGGACGCTGTGCCGTGGTGCCGCTTTGCGTCAGGGCGGTCAGGATGTTATATGCGGAATTGAGCCATTCAGCCCAGCCCGTGCCCAGAATGGCGTCTACGCCGGTTTGCGGAGGGGTATTAATCAGGGCCATTAATTATCCGGATTGATGATGGCGTTGACCAAGGTGAAGTCGAATGGGTCTGATACGCGCAGTTTGAACACAACATCCCGTGCCGTGCCCAGCATATTCCAGTCCACGGTATTGCGGTAATTGCCGATGGGGCCGATGTCGCGCAGCATCTCCGCGCCGTAGGTCTTGCCGTTATCGCGGCTGACCGACAGCCCGATTTGCGGATTGGGGACAGCTAAAGAACCTTGGCCCACCTGAATATCCACGCGGAATTTGTCGATGGTCAGCCGGTCCAAATCAGGCGAGCCGATGTTTTCACTGATGATTTCGGCCTCGATCTGCTGGCCGTTGTCGGTCTTTGCGGTGTCGGTGAGTTCATATAGCACACCCATGGCGTAATCGGCCACGATGGTTTTGTTGTTGAATGAAAAGCCGAATTCGGCGCGGTGCCGGGCGATGCCAAAGCTCTTGAGCTTGCTCCACATGGTGGTCAGGCCGTCATATAACCAGGTTGCGCCAGCCGATGGGAAATTAATCACATACATCGCATGGCCGCCCAGCATATAGGTATATGCCGATGCATCGCTAACCGTGGCATAGCCGTTGATGATGTTGTCGAGGTCGGGCGTACTGATCTTTTGCGGCAAGTACCCGGCGATTTTCGCCACCATGACCTGGCCCATGCGGTTTTTCGTCAGGCAGGCAATGGAGTTGTCGTATTTCGCCACACTCCACGTAGCAGCGAGCCCCCATTCGGTGGCCGTGCCGGTGATCAGGGTAAAGGGGAAATCGAGTGCGCCGGAATCGCCCCAATATTCGGTGGAAACGCTGCCTTGCAGGATCAATTGGCCGTTCGAGGCCCAGACCGCAATAATCGGGTCGGGGTTGGTTTCGGCATTGGCGAACATCAGCGCATCCCATGACAGACCGTCATTGATCGCCGATACATAAAACCGGCTGGAGGCTTGCAGGCTGATAATGAACCGGGTTGACAGGTAAGTGACCGTGGTCGGATTCGCCGGGAAGTCCACATCGGTGATTTGAACGAATATCCCGGTGTTGACGTTGTAGATGTAGCCATAGAGGCCATCGACGATCATCACCTGCACGCCGTTGTCGCTCATGGAGACGCGGCCCGTGAAGGTATTCAATGTCCCCAGGCTGGTAGTCGCGCCGAGAGTGCTGATCTGATAGAAGGTATTCCCGATGACCACATAGCAGGCCCCGGTGCGCTCGACCGTGCGGCTTCCGCGTGGTGGATTCATGCCGCCAATGTCGGTAAAAACATTCAGCCCCGGCGTGCGATAGCCGACCATGGCCGATTTCTCGCCCTGCGGACGGCTCTCCGCATACATATTGGTCATCAGTTTGGCGGTGACATACGGCGACTTTGACGCCAGCCCCAAGCCAAAAACCGGGATTTTTGCCATGTTTACGCCACGGCGAGACGCACGCGCAGGGATGGGCCGATTTTGGAGATGCCGCCAATATCGCCTTCACGACACATCAGGAATTTACGGCCCTCGATTTCAATGGGCTCGCCGCCCGAGTTGTACTTGCCGAAGATCACATAATCACCGACCTGTACACTCACTGGCACGACTTGGCCCGCGAGATGGTGACCGGAGGCATCCAGGTAGGTCGTATAGACGCGCCCAGGGCCGTGCGCCACCACCTTGCCGCACGGGAACTTCTTGTGGTCGCCGGTCAGGATAATCCCGCCTTCGGAAACGTCTTCTGTGAGCTGCTCCACAATAATGATGTCTCCAATTGGACGGATCGGGAAATCATCCTGGACCATTTGGATGGCCTCTTGTTCAACAGTAGCGATTGCGTTCATGTTTTTCCTTGTTGTTCAGAAAGTGCGATATGGGAAGGCGTTCGAGATATCTGCGGTGTTGCCGTCAAATGGCGTCTCCATCTCCAGCGGTTGGAAGTTGGTACGCTTGAGGACGGCACGGGTTTCTGTCTTGTCCAGCATCATCGCGGGCGTCGGCTGCTTGACAAAGCTCGGGCTGATGTCCACGGCCAGTCCCGCCACAATCGCGGCTTCGTAGCCTGCTGGCATGGTCAGGTTTGTCGCCAGGGTCAGTGGCGCACTCAGCACCCGCTGCGCATACACCGTGCAGGTGAAGGCGGCATAGGGGACCGGGTAAAAGAACATCGAGGCATTTGGATAAGCCCCGTCGTAGTAGCACCAGCGCGGGATCGATTGCGTCAGCTTGTAGGTGATATCGTTCCACTTGAGCTGGTCTATGAAATCAACCGGGTAATCGAGGTTGTTCAGGCTCACCCGCATGGAATTGATCGCCACTGGGCGACCGGAAGGCAGCAAGGCCGTGCTGTAGGACTGCTGGCCCGCTACCATGTTGAAACTCTCGGAATCGTTGCTGAAAATCATCTGCTTTTCGTTGGACCAAGAGTCCAGCATGCGATTCAGCCGACGCAGCACTAATTGGCCGTCACCAGATGCCACGGTCTGGTCCTGCCCGATGACACGGGCGGCCAGCATGGCATCACGGACGAGAGTTTCTACCGTGGACATTATTCAGCCTTGGGTGGGCGGCCACGGCGCGGCGCATCGGCCATCACTGTTTCGCCAGACTCGCCGGTTGGTACACCTTGCGCGGCAATGTCTTGGGCTGTGCGCTCCATGGCAATCTTCTGCTCAAACGAGGGAGCGCTGATATGGCCGAAGGCGGCAAAAGTCGGCTCCCAATTGGCGGGCAGCGCGGCGCGCTCCTCATCGGTGTTCACGACGCGGGCCACAATCTTGCCATCACGCAGGCCATACATCATGCGCGGATATTCTTTGTAGCTGTAGACCGGCTCTTTCTCGGTCTTGCCGTTGGGCAGCTTTTTGCCGAAGTACTTGTGTACCGGCGGCTCCCATTCCTCCTGCTGGACGCTGCCAGCGGGGAGAGAAATCTCGCTGTAATCAATCTCAAGTTTCTGCATGATTCTTTCCTTTAAATAACGTGTTTCCACTTCTTCCCGGTTCTCACTGCCTTTATTAGCGCCAGAGAGACATCAAATTTCTCAGCCAATTGAGGCCCAGTCATTGACCTCTGCCTTATAAATCTCACCTTGTCATCATCCAGCTTGGCATTTTTCTGAGCCACCCCGCGCCCCGGGTCATGCCGTCCTTTTGCCATTTTGTCATTGACGTTTTCTTGAGTAGTCCCCAAAAACAAATGATCTGGCTTGACGCATGAAGGATTATCACAATGATGGCACACCAGTAAATCCGAAAAATTCTCAGGAACATCCCTATTTAAAAGCCAAGACGCTCGGGATGCAACTATGTTTTTTTCCTTCATCCTGAATTTGCCATATCCTTTTGTCTTTGCGCCGGTCCATATCCAACATCCATCATCAATTTTATTGACGTACTTCATAAATACTTCAGCCAAATTCGGCGGCGGCTTCAGACTTTTTATTAATGGGTCACCGTTTTTTATCTTTCTAGAATAGTGTGTTGCGCAAAGTCCAAGAGCCCGAGATTTAATGCCACATCCATCAATAGAACAAATCTTCATAAAAGCCTCCATAAGCGGCAAAATGCCGCCCATGGAGTATACGCCTTTATGCACCAACCTGCTGAGTTGCCTGTTCGGCGTACGGTGTCGCCCATCCGTATAAAACGTCAACGCGGTTCCCAACCGTATCGGTGCTGATCGCAGCCTGGCGGAAGACGCGCATCGAAAAGCCGTCTTGCGAACGCACAGAGCCCCAGCCGCCGAATTCAGCCAGATCAACCATCTTCACCACAGCCAGCTCGAACGCATCTTCATGCCATGACAGATTGCGCACGTAGCTGGTCGAGGCCGTTCCGTTAACCACCAGAGCGCCGCCGTTGGTAGGCGATGCGGTGACGTTCTGGAATGGGCCAGCGGTGATGATGGCGGGGCTGATGCTGATCGTGGCGTTGCCCGAGGCGTCCGAAGACGTATCCGACAGCACCACAAACTGCATCAGTTGCCCGGTGGTCTGCTTGGTCACGGGGTTGACCGAATTGCAGCCAACAGCGGTGAACACGTCACCGGCACGCAGGCGCAGCGCAGCCGCAGCCGTCCAGCCGTTGGTTACCAGCGTACCGGTATTGGCCCATCCGGAGGTCAGGCCCTGGCTGGCACCGTTGACCACGGGAGAACCGCCCAGCGGGCCAACCGTCTGGCGTGCCACGTTTTGCGACATGGCGATCTTCAGGCCCACCGTGTTGGTGCCATCGACAAATACGCCATCGGTGTATTGTTCGCCCACCTGCTTTTGCTGGTTGAAGAAGCCGGTCAGCGCGCCCACCTGCGCGGCGTTGGAGGCTTGGTCCATGGCGTAATAGCGCGAACCATCACGGGGCACGGAAAAGTCATCCAGCTTCTTGCCGATGTCAAACAGAAAAGACACGTTGTTCGGTGCCGTGCCCGCCGTGCCGGTCAGATTGCCCACGGTGTTTTTGGCGTTGATGTAGCCGTCGATGTCGATGGTCTGCGCCAACTGGATGGCGCCGGGCTTGATGACCCGGTCGGAAAAGTCCTGCACTTTGAGCGTCAGATCGGCGCTGGTGAAAGACGTGTCGATGTGCTTTTGCTGATTGACCACCAGCGGCACGCTCGTTTCGGTGTAGTCCTGGCCCGCATAGGCAGCGCCGGTCGTGACGGTGAAGCGGGCAGGGCGGCGGATGTTGATCGTGTCACCGATCTTCATCGCCTCTTTGCCGAACTCCTTTTGCCATTTGCGGGACACCTTTTTGCCCAGGATGATGTTGTTTGCCAGCACGCGGAGTGTTTCATCCGTGTACATGACCGGGTTTTGAAAGCCATTTGCCATGATTGAAAAGTCCTTATTTCATGTGCTTTTGCGCCCAGGCGTAGTAGCCTTCCGGGTCACCGGAATAACCATCTCCAGAGGAGGAGGCTACCTTGGTGCCGACCGGCTTACCAGGCGCGGGCGCTGCTGATACTGTTTTTTGTTGGGGACTTTTGAGGCCTGCCGAGATTTGACCCAGCAAGATGCCATGCATATAGGCAGGTTGTTCGCGGAACTGACGCTCGAGTGCCGGGTTTTTGGCCATGTGATAGCTGATCAGCGGACCATCTGGCATCCGCACAATCAAATCCACCACGGAATCCGGGAGTTGGGGCTCCCAATCCTCGACCACTTGGCGGTAATCAGGAATGTCCTTTTCTGCCGCCGCCCGACGCTCGACAAAAGAGCGTTCCGCCGCCTGCTTGGATTGGTCCTCGCTGGCCTTGGCGCTCTCTTGCTGCTGCGTCCGCGCGAAGTTGTCCAGCATCGCTTGGGCCTTCAGCTCGGCGCGGTATTCTGCCCGTGCCGTCACAAAGTCCTCGTAATCCGTGAACTGTTCGCGTGTTGGCTCACCCGTTGGTTTTGCCGTGCCGCCCTGCTTGCCTTCCAGTAGCGCCAAGATTTTGGCGTTCTGTTCGGCGAGCTGATCGGCCCGTTTGCGCTCGGCATATTTGTCAGCGGTCAGTTCATCGAACCGGCGCTGAACGCTCTGCTGGCGCTTTTCTTCCTTCTGGCGTGCCTTTTCCGTTGCTTCCTGCTGAATGCGGAGGTTTTTCTCCTCATCCGTCTCCGTCACTTCTGGCGTGCTCGATTCACCAGTAACCGGCTTTTGTTCGTCGGTTGCGAGCTGTTGCTCAGTATTCGTATCAGCAACTGAGAGCTGGAGGTCTTCGTTCATGGTATTCCCAAGAGTCAAAACCCGGTGATTCGCTCACCGGTAGGCGATGAAACAATTACGAGGACAGCGTCACCAGTAGGTTTTCAATCTGGAAGGTGTCGGTGCCGGTGGCCTTGGTCGCGGTCAATGTGAATTCCGTTTCTTGCCCGAGGAAATCCCGCGCCAGGGTCGGATTGGCCGTGGTAGAGATGCCGGAGCCACCCTGGGCCGAGGTCTGCGAAGCCAGCAAACCCGTACCAATCAAGGTTGCGCCGCCATCCCGTCCGCTGATCGTGGTGTCAAAACTGAAGTTCAGCGCCGAGGCAATCGAGGGCGAAGTAGCCATGGCCGTACCTGCCGCGCCGTTGGCGTAGAGCTTCAGGGTCTTGACGTTGGCGTTGTTGCTCAGCGAGACATTCCCAGCCACTTCCATGCGGAAATTGGGGCTCAGGTAACCAGCAGGCACTTTCCACGAGGCCAGAACCACTTCGGAAGTAGTCGAGGCGCTTGCCAGTGGGGCGTTGATGTTCACGATCACGCCACCACCGGATTGATAACCGGGGCCAAGGTCGGCAAAGAAGGCGTTAGCCTGCGAAGTCGTCGCCTGAATCGACACATAGCCGGTCGTGGTGGGACGGAACGAACCGCCTCCGGTGCCGGTCTGGATGGTCTGCCATGCCGAAGCGGGAATGCTCAGGCTGGGCGAGAACGTCACGGTAGCGGAGCCACCAAGCACGGAAGGGCCAACGATAACGTTCGTCAGGGGGGTGACAAACACGGGGCTGGACGTAGTGCCAGCGGGGATAGAAAGAAAAGTAGTGCTCATGAGTAGCTCCGGTAGTTAAAGACTGATGCGTGCCCAGCCAAGAAGGCGCGATATTTCATGGTTTTAGCTTTCCACCACCAGCACCCGAACCGGGATACTGGGGACATTTGCAGTACCAATTGCCAATACATCGATGGCAAGCACGGTCACTGCGTTGTTCTTTTCGGTTTTAACCGTGAAGCCGGTTGGTGCTGCCGCCGTCACACGCACGCGCGTAGTTGCATCGGCGGCGGGGAAGGTCACTGGGCTGATGTGCGGCGTGGCACTATAGGGTGTGGCGAACGTCACCGCATAATTGCCGCTGGCGTCCGTGGTGCCGCTGTAGGTTTCGGTGCGCTTGCCGATGGTGCGCCAGATCGTGCCGTCGCTGATCATGACGCTGAAGCCGGGGCAATCCGTCACCCATGCGCCCATGTTCTCGTGGTTGGCAGCAGCAGGCAAAGTCGCCCGCGTCCACTCTCCCGGAAGAAAGGCGCTTGGCGTGAATGCGGATGTATCGACCATTAGGGGTAGTAGTAAGTGATATTGAGCTTGGCACTTGCGGCCTGCTCGAAAAATTTGATCTTTTTCAGGTCGCCGTCATAGCGCAGCTCTGCGCCGACCGCCAAGGGCTGGCCCACGGTTGCGCTCGGATCGGTGCCATCATCGCGCCAGCGCACCGCCTGGGCTTCGGGAACGATCAAACAGCGCGTAGGCGCTTGCAGCATGCCGGGAATGGAGCCCGCAGCGGGCACAGTCAGCCCTACCGCCGATGTAAGCACTGTGATTTGCTGATAGCCACAAGGTGTCGTCATGGTTGATCCTTAAGCGCTGTCGGTGGAGAACAGCTCAAGCGTGTAATCCTGGATAGTGATGAATTCGGTACCGCCCGTCATTTGCTGGGTGATTGAGAGGTATTGGCCGACCGAGTCGAAATTACTCAGACTGCCGACTGCCGCCGCATAGGCCGTGGTCGACATGCCGTTGTAGTTGCCTGCGGGGTCGCCATTGCCCTGCTTTTGCAGAGAGGTCGCGCTGATGCGCTTGAATTCCAGCAGTGTGCCGAAGGAGATATTCGTCGTTGCCATGCTGATGGTGGCAATCAGCGGATCGGCTACCGTCTTCAGCGGCCCAATGCGCAGGCGAATCGTTGCCGTGTCTGCCGCGCCGCTCTTGGAAGCTGACAGGTAGACGCGCAGGCGGTCGGTGGCACCCAGCAGCCCCGCAGGCATGAGGATGGCGTTCGGGTTGAGCTGCTGCTCGGTGGTATTGGCTACCCCGGCATTCGCGGTGTCGATGGTGTCCAGCGTCACGGTACCGTTCACGGTCTTGTAACGCACGCCATTGGAAAAGAAGAAGTTACCGCCGCCCGTTCCGGTATTGCCGCCCACATCGGTGAAGCGGAAGGCCGCGCCGGGGTACAGCGTGGCGTCTGGTCGGTTGGCCCAGAGCATCGGCTGCGCGCCCATGCCATACACGACGCCTGCCGGGGTATCGCCCAGATATACGCCAGAGCTGTTGAATGGCGAACTGGATTGACCGGATTGCCATGGAACGATGCGCGTTGCCGTTGAGCCCGTGGCGTCGCCAAAATCACCCTGAAGCTGGCCGGTCAGGCATACAAGGCGCACAAATACCGGGAAGGCGGCGGTATCGGAGGTCTTGGCGGATACCGCGCCCTTGGGCCAAGTCGTCCAGGTCGCCGAACTGTTCTGCACGTTCACCGCCGTATCGAGGGTGTATTCGATGTAGCCGGAACTGGAGACGGTAGCGCTCGGCGTGATCGTGACAAGAGAGCCCACGCCAATCTGAAATGGCTGGCTGGTCTGTCCCGCACGAATAGTGATGGTGTTCATATGAAAACCTTAGGTTTCGTTGATTCTAGTCAATCTATGCAAAAAAGACATAGTTTTGCTATGCTTTTTCTTTGTTCTCTAATGATTCTTCAGCTTGCGCCTGCTGCGAATCGGCATGGATCAGGGTTTGCGCCATCTCGCCGTCTTCTTGCATGGCGGCAATTTCGAGCTTGGTCATGCGGTCAATCATGGCTTTCTTGATGTCGGTCTGTTGCGTCATCGCGGCTTTTTGCAGCTCGGTCGCCTGGGTCATTTCGGCCTTTTTCAGCTCCAATGAAGCATCAATTTCGGCTTGGCGGTCCTTGAGCTGCGCCTCCATCATGAATTTCTTCTCGTTCACACTGGCGTCTATCTCTGCGGCCTGCATCTTCTGTTGAGCCCCGGAACGCAGGGATTGAATCTCTTCGTTCATCTTTTCCATGGTCTGAGCAGCTTGCTGTAGCTGGCCGTCTTTTTCCTGCATCGCGGCCATGACTTGCGGGTCTGGCGGCTCGCGGCCCTCGGCCTTGGCTTGTTCTGCCTGCTGGATTTGGGGCGGCAACATGACTTTGAGGCGCTCGGAGATGATCTCGGCGTCGGCGATATCGAGCGACTTGACCACCAGATCGCCAGCTACCTGCATGACGTCCGGGAAGGCCTGCACCAGCGTCTGTAAGGCTTCGCTGGTTTCCTGGCGCTTGGTGGCAAAGCTCGGTCCAGCCTCGACGGTCACGGCATATTTGCCGCGCGTGATGTCGTTTTTGCGGATGGCTTCGAGTGGGTTGTCGGGATTCGGCGCGGCCTGGTTGATCGTGACCAGCTTCTTGGTTTCGTCCGGGCCGATGGTGTTGACGATGCGTTCCGTGTCGTAAAACGTGGGCAGCACTTCAATGCAGATACGGCCCGTCAGGTCGATAGCCATGTGCCAGTTGTTCACGTAATTGAACGTCGCTGTATCACCCTGCTTTTCGCGGGCGGTGATGGCGCGGCCCGAGACCTCATTGCCCTTTTGTCCCAAAGACTGCTCGTACATGCCAATGGTTGACTTGATCATGCCAATCATGGTCTGGCACCAGCGATCCCAGCCGTCCGAAATCATGGCGGGCTGCGTGCGCTGCGGAGGAGGCGCGATATTGCCATCAATCGTGACCGGCTTGTAAATCAGCGCCGACCAGTTCTTATTATTGGCATCGCGCCACATGGACTCATAGCCCTCATTCTGGCCTTCTGCCATGACCCAGGGCGCACGCGGCGAGAGGGCCAGCTGTGTGGCCTGCTGTGTCATGCCGAAATTGAGCATGGACTGCGCATCTCTGGCATGCCGGGTCAAGCCCTGATAAATGCGCTTGCCGTCAAGAATCATATCCTCGCCAGCCACGCAAACCACCGGGATCACAGAACCGGGCCATTCGTAGGTCTCCAGCACCTGTTGGCCACCGGCAATCGTATACCACTCCACCGACCAGTCGTCTACCTCGCGCTCCTTGATGATGGAAACACCCTCTGGCGGCGTCGGCATCTCATCTTTCCAGCCCCTGTTGCCGTCGCTCATGAGCACCACCGTGCGCTTTTTGCAGACGCGGCGGTAGTAATCGGCCACGACGACGCTGTCTTTGCCGTCCTGCCAATAAGGTGGAATGTTGTCCCATGACAACGGTTCGTGGTTCGGCCACTTGTTCAGAAACTCGGTTTTGGTGTAGCGCGCGATGACAAAGACGTATTTCCGATCTGAGCCGTCCGGCTGCTCGTAGTCGGTGTCGGCGTAAACCGTGTTGCTGTCCTGAATCGGCTTGATGCACAGCTTCTGGTCGAATCCGTCTTTGTCCTCGTATTCCGACACTATGCGCCACCAGCCACGGCCACCGGCTACGGCCAGTTTGAAGGCGTTTTTGTAGACATCGTCGGCCTTGGAGTCGTATTCAATGGCGCGAATCATGCCCTGCTCGATGTCAGCCACCTCCTTTGAGGCATCGCCGCCCGCCGCATGCACGCGAATGCCGGGACGGTTTTGCAGCTGGTCATTGACCACCTGGGAAACGAACTGCTTGAGCTGGTTGAACTCCAAGCACAGTTCGTTCCAAGCCTTGCGCTTGGTCTTGACATCTTCCGGCCATTGCTCACCGGGCGCATAGACAAAGGCCAGATCGGCCTTGTAGTTGTCGCGGTTGTCCTTGTCGGTGGCGACTATCAGTTCGAAGCGTTCATTTGCTTCATCAAGAATTGATTTTGAATCGTCCGGCGATGGCTTCATGCCCGCCAGTATAGTTAACTATGCAAAAAATGCATAGTTTTAATAATTAGATGGGTAAGAATTTCCGCCGCTGGGCATGTAATCGTCCATGTTGATGGGTTTTTTGTCCTTCGGCTCCTCGTAGGCAACGCACATCAGGCCGAAGCTGTCCGCGCCGTGGCTGGACCAATCATGCTCAGGGCCAAGCCCAACATTGCGCACTTCGTCCTTTTTCTCGTGATACCAGCCCAGGGCATCTATTCCCGGCTGGGTAGTCGCTTCGTTGAACCACATGGCCGGGAACAGCCTGCGTCCGGCCTCAACACGCGCCTTGGCCGCGCCTTTGCCCTGATTCTTGATGACGGTCACCTTATATCCCGCCTCGCGCAGGGCGCTCTCATAGCTGACGGCCACCACCTTGTCATGGGTTGCGCCATCGTGCGGTAGCCAGAAATGCGCCTTGTCGGGCGTGTAGCCGCGTGACCGCATCCAGCGCAAATGCGTTGCCAAGTCTTGCCCAACCGACTCGTAATAGTCCAGAACCCGGATTTCCTTGCCGATGAACTGAGCTATCCAGATGGTGAAGGCGTCCGCTCTAGCCCCCGTTCCGCCAATGTCCACAAAGGCGCGCAAGGTCATCAATGGATCAGCCGCAACCCGGCCAATTCGCCCGCCCAGCCGCGCCTCATTGATGCTCAGGGCGTAATAAGCGCCTTCCAGCACGGTTGCATAACCGCCTTCCCAAATGTGGTTGTATTGCTCAGGCTGTAGCCTCAGGCAATCGAGGCGCTCTTGCTCCAGCACCTTCGGAAACCATGGGTTATCGCGCCAGTTCGCTTGCAGCACCTTGGCCCCGGTTGGCAAATCTGCGCCGCGCAGCATCTGATCAGCCGCATCGGTCTTGCGCCGGGGATTCCAACTGAACCATAGCTCAGAGCCATCGGCCCGCAGTGTCGGGCGTAGCATGTTTAGCGAGATAGCCGTCGCGGTCTGGGCCTCTTCCCACCATGCACGCTTGAAGCCTTCTAGTGATTTGATGCTGTCAGCGGTGTAATCCTGCATGCCTTTGAAGATCATCAGGCCATCGCCAGGGGTCTGGATCACGTCCCGAAAGACCTTGAAGCCGTCCGCCTCGCCGATGCCATAGGATGCAAGTTTGGCCTCAATCAGCGCCTTGGATGATTGGGCCAAGTCTTTTTGCACCTCGCGGATGCAAACCGCCCGCATGCCCGCTCCCCAGTCGCCAGGCTCTGCCATGCAGTCTTCAATCAGCTTTTCGGCGAAGAAATGGGATTTACCTGAACCCCTGCCACCGTGAACGCCTTTGTATCGCGCTGGCTCAAGCAGCGGCACAAAAACGGCGGGCGTCTCAATTTTTAGGGTGGACAATGGTTCGCTCGATCTTGACGATGGCCTGCAATGGATTGTCAGGATCACCAATCACGGTCATGGGCAGCACTTTGCCAATCAAGGCGAGAAAAGCGCTAGCGGTCCTAGGATCGTTTGCGCGGCGTTCCAGATAGCTTGCGCCCCCCGCGTTATCAAGTGCCGTCAGGATCATGTCCTTGAGCTGTTTGGTGGCCTTGTTGGGCACACCCTTGCGGCTCCTTGTCGCCACAGGAGGTTTTCGCTTACTTTTTGGTACTGTATCCATTGTTGTTAGTGATTGCTAACTTTGCTGGCTTAAATTACCGTATTCGACCGCATGATGCCCAGCCATGCGGCGGTCAGGTTTGAGTTGTCATCGCTGACGGCTGTGACCCGGTGGCAAAAATCCGTCTTTTCAGTCACGATCAGCCCTGGCTCACCATCATGGCGATATGGGGTTACATCGCTTGTGGCGATTTCCAGCGGCAGGCGATAGAAGCCATTGGGCGATTGGGAAAAGGTGGCGAACTTGGCAAACCTGTTGTCTTTGGTCGTGCTGTTGAAGCCGAATAACTGGCTGACGATCTGTAGGGTAAACCCTGCTGGTACCGTGAATATCGATTGCTTGGTAATGCCGTAACCCAGCGGAATAATGGCCCGCGTTGTTCCGGCCCCTGCATCCCGAATCGTCAAATCGCCTGCGTTCACCTTGCCAGTGCCTGCGCTCATGATTAGCGCGGAGTTGATGCGAAAAAGATTCGTCGGGATGGCTACTGCGGTTGTTCCGTTCAGCGAGACCGTTTGCGATACCTCGGCGTAATTGATATCCAGTCCCTGGATTAACACCGTCCGGGCCCCCGCCCCCGCCGCTGCGTCGTTTGCGCTGCCACTGACGATTTCCAATGCTGTCGCGCCGGTCATCCATGGGTACGCGCCGCCGCCTGACCAGACATCCTCCGGGACGCTCAGAATATCCACGTCAGGGTTATTACCTAATGCGGTTACCCGGCGATAACCAGTGACCAAGCTAAACCCTACGTTGATCGGGAAAGCGCGGGCATCCGTTAATGGCGCATTAGAAGCAAGAGATGTAGATGCCATTTTGGCCTCATGATTTTAATTCTTCTTGGGGCTTTTCAAAAGTTCGGATAACCTTTTCGATGGGCTCTTGACGCCCTCCGATGCCATTTTACGGGCTGTGTCTTGGGGCATACCTGTTCTTTTTGCAATTGCCGCATTATGCGCTGCCGCTTCAAATAATCGATGCTGGGCTGGTGTATATGGCATGCTACTTCCCCTGCAACATGAACTCTTCAGGCGTCAGTGGCCTTTGCCCCAATGCCTGCGATTCGCGTATGTGGAGCTGATAGGGCCGACTTTGCATGACCTGCGCGGCTTGTTGCGCCATGCCTGAGCCCAGATTCGGAGATGCTAGGGCGGGTTGCTGCGGGGCGGATCGGGTTAGCAATGATGCCAGTCGGTTCTGGAAGTCCATATAGGTGCTCCGGTTATTGCTTGATGATAACTAGGATTGGGGTTATTTTCCAGCGCTTTTCCAGATCGCCGCAGTAACGGTCGTCAAATGAAAGCCGCCGCATAACTGGCATTTGTAGCTCCCCATCTCGCCCGACTGGAATCTCGCCTCGCCGCGCAGTGCAAAATCCCTAGCCTCATTCTTTGATATAAACCTTCGCTTGTCCATGCACATTTTCTGCGCTTTTTGAAGCGTTATGCTTGTCCCTAAGCGGTCTATTCTGCGGATGTTTTGCAGTTCCTTGGCCTTATATTTCCGCTGTTTTTTGGTCATCTCCAGATTCCATGCAAATAATGCGGTTCCGGCACTCTCTCAGGTTCTGGCCCCGGCAATGCTACATTGACCACAGACTTATCCAAAACCCGAAAAAACCTTCGGAAAGCCAGACCTGTCAACGTCCAGCAGCCGCAATCCGACTGCCCTGCTGCAATACTTATGCACATTCTCGATGTTCACTTCTTGCATGTGCTTGTGGACCTGCGCGGCGCTGCATGGGCCCAGTTTTTCTACGATCGCGGCTACCTGCTTTATTCTGCGGCCAACTGGTCTAGGCATTGACAAGCCCTTCGTGTGCTAAAATTCCCTCAGCGTTACCAGCGTGACGCCCTCCATGTCTTATTGGCATGGGACTTCCTTTCAAGTTATGAGCCGCTAGATCCAGTTGCATTCGAAGCCTCAGCAGATCGCGAGTCCGCCGGGGCTTCCCCATTTTTGGCCTCAGCTTCAATCAATGCCAGCGCGTCGTTCAATAGGTCTATCTGGTCAAATCCGTAATGAGCCGCAAAGCCCTTAGTTCCGAGCCCATGCACGCCGATTGCGCCCCTATGGTGAAGAAAACAGAGCGGCATCAATGTCATATACCCGCCTTTGCCCCATCCCCCGCCGCGATAGTGGTGCAGCTCTACTTCGCCGGGCTCGTGCGGCCCATGGAGGCGGCGACAGACCATGCAGCCCAGCAATACCAGCCGGGCCTTGTGCCGCTGCTCGTCCGCCTTGGTGCTTTTCTTGCGCTTCGGCTTCATTCTCGCCGCCACCCCATCCCCGACTTTCGCAGCTATGCCGCCCTTGACCGGGCTCGGGAATGGCAATGCTCTGCGCTCTGGCTTGGCTGGCTGGCGGAATGGGCGGCGCTGGAGCATGGTCAGCCCTTGGCTTTTTCCGTTGCCTTGCGCGCAGCGTCTGCCGCATCCTTTTCGATGCGATCATCAATTGCATGGCGCAGCCAATCCACATCCTCGCCGTGAATGTAGACCACTGACTTACTTGACCGGCCAATCACTCGCTGGAGCTGAGCCATGAGAGCATCAACACTCCCGCTCATGGTCGTGCCGTTCACCAATGGGCGAATTTCAATCAGCTCATGCTTTGGCTTGGTCAGCCAAGAATGCAGCTTCTCAATACCGTAGCGGATCAGCCCATAAATCGACCCGATGACGACGATCTTGTAAACCAGATAGCCGACCAACACCCAAACGGCCAGCGTTGGCAGATTAGCAACCATTTCAATCAAAAGCTTCAACTCGTCCATCTTCTTCTCCTTTTGTTCGCCCTAAGCCGGGGCGCGCGGCATGATTAAAACTTCCTCTCCGCTTCCATGCGGCGTAATGCCGTGAGAGGTGTTTCGCCTTCTAGCATTTCGTATGAACAACCAATGCACCCACCTTTCCAGCTTCCAGAGCGCTCGCCTACCTCATCGCTGAAGGTAATGTCTATGGAATAACTAGTGCGGCTGTATGGTAGCCATGGGCGGGTAAAGCGCCGCGATTCAGCCTGAATAGTTGCGGTGCGCCGTTGAACCTCGCCAGACCGTAGCGTGTAAACATAGGAATGGCTTTCCGGCTCGCTCAATATCTTGTGTTCGCGATGCCTCCACTGCCATGGCATAGGAATGATGGTGAACGGGTCCCCGCGTTTTCCGTGACTCTTGCCCCAGTGAACATGCAGACCAGAGCCAAAGAAGCTAAATCCGTATGTCGGGCCCGAACATTGGCCATCGTCAGGCACAACCCAAGGCCATGGGAAGGCAAAGCAGAATTTGAACAGTCCGAAGCCAAGCCGAACCCAACCCATGCGATGCTCGTGCCAATCGGAGGGAAACTCGATTTGCGCCTCAGGTCCGGATAGGCCTAGTTTGATGTAGGCCACTTCTTCCAAGTTGGTCAAAAAGAACCGAATCAGCCAGCTTTTGCAGTCGCGCTCGGCTCGCATGCGCAATATCATGCCGCACCCCGCGCCTTCGTCAGCCATGCAGTCCAGGCGCGGGCTGTTGATAATTTGAAGAATCGGCCCTTGTCGCCGGATAGGTCCATGCCGCGCTTGCGTGCGTAAAGCTCGAATAATCCGAGTTGTGCTGTTATGTTGCTTTTCATGTCTACCTTTCAGTGTTTTCTATACATGTTTTTGGGATGTGTATAGGGATTCGTCATAAACCGTCACATTCCGCATTGCTGCGGTCGCCTTTAAAAACTCGATCCACTCGCTGAATGTGCTTTTCGGCATCTTGCTTGTCCGCATGCCAAGCATCACAACCCCGCCATCCAAGCCCATCGCCAGCCTTGCCGTTTCCCGTTTAAAAGCAGCTGTGAGCACGTCTTTCCATTCTTCTGGCGTCATCTTGACCATTTGGCCGTTAACGGGCCAATCCAACTGCTTGGAAAACGCATCCAGATAGGGCCACTGGGCGGCATTTTGGTCTAGCGTGCGGGTCGGCGGGGCCACCGTTACGATAAATCCATCTGGCGCATTCTTGACATCAAACACGGCCATCTCACGGGCTGATGCGTTGGCTAATCGATAGATGTGTTTTTCGCTCACTTCGCCCCCGCAATCTTCGCCGCGCCCTTGCATAGCAGTAGGTGTGCGTTTGGTGCGGCCTCACCTGGGCCTGCATATTCAACGACCAGTTGCTTGGCCTCGATCACAATAACGCAGCGCTCAGCCTGATCTATCCATGCGTTTTCAATATCGTCGGCCAATTGCCGCAGCACAGCCGGTATGTCGCCCTGGTCGGCATGGTTGATGTAGATGGTCATGACGAAAACTCCACGTCATCAATCATTTCAGGTGGTGCCACGTCATTAGCCTTGTACCCATGGCCAAAAATCCGCAGCCCCAATTGCCTACGCAAATAGTGAGTTGAACCGACGTACTTGGTCGAATCTCCCGCGCCATATTTGCATGGCTCACCGGGAATCGACTGGCATTGCGGACAGCGCACCACGGATACACTTTTATCAGTGCGCAGATAGCGGTTTCGTTCGTTCGGAATCGCTACAAAGATAGTAGCCGCCGGACGATCAAGAAAGGCCACTAGGCTAATTTTTGGCGTCATCATGCCAACTTCCCCGCAACCCACAAGGCGCTCACGATGTCCGGCACCTTGATCCAGCCCGGCGCTTCTTTGTCGCCATGCACGCAGTTTTTGCACTGCACCTCGACGACTGATTGAGTGATCCGGTGCGGTATCAGGTGATCGCGCAATATGAGGATGATGGCTGTGTTGCCGCTCATGGCATGTCCCCACGCAATATCATCCACCAAATCCGGAAGTTCACGCGCGCCGAGTTTCTGAGTCCTCCATGGCGGCCCATGTCGATAATTGAGAATAACAAAGGAAGCCATATGATCAGAATTCCACCCAGCAACCAAAAAGGTATTATTGCGAATCTGAAAAGCTGTCGAAAAAGTTTCATTTCAGAACTCCTATAGCTTTTCTCATGACCCCACCGTCACAATCACGCTTCCGGGCTTGTCACCATGCACATAGTCCAGCGTTATCGGCCTGAATTGGCTGTCATCCAGACCCAAAGCCTTTGCAACGCCATCCAGTGCGGGTTTCATGCTGCTCAAACATCCGTCCAGATCGCGGCGGCGCTTGTCTGGCGCAATAAATGTCAGGCTTACCGCATGTGGCTTTTCGAGAAAGATGGAGGCGTCATTTGACTTTCTGGTTAGCCAGTACGCATCTTCTTTGGCCTTAGCGCGAATCGCGGCGGTGTTGCTCCAATGCTTTCCGGCTGAGCGATTGGGCATAAGCGCCGGGTTCGGCCAGTCAAGTACGATCGTGATCATTTCGCTGCCCAGCCTGTCCCGGTTTTGTATTCAATCTTCCCAGACTTGCGCAGCGCCTGAATCCTGCCATCCATGATGCGGAACGATTCCCGTCCTGTCGCCTCGGCCAGTTTTTTGCACTCATCGCGTACCTCTCGGGAGAAAATAAACATAAGCCCAACTCGTCGAGGTGCCGCGATGCCTAAAAACTTCAACCGATTGATGATCAGATGATCTAAATTTTGATAGTGACTCATCCCGCCCGCCTTTCCGATCCTGCAAACAACAATTTCAGCGCCTTGGCCGCTTGCTCGCCAAAGGTGTCTTTCATCCAGCTATTGAGCGCCGCCCGCTCGGTGCGGAAGCCGCAGACAGAGCAATTAGGGCTATCGGCGGTTGTGTACCCAATCCCCCCGCCCCATCCTTTCTCGCAATCAATGAGCTTGACGCCAGAGAGCTTGGCGAATTCTTCGAGTGTCATGCCTGCCGCCTTTCCGTCTGCACATCCCAATTGCCCGCGTCCTGCGCCTGTACCGGCTGGCGAATAGCCCAGTAGCACGCCACCCACCACTTGCCCTGCTCAGACGAAAACGGATGGTTGCAAGCCTCGTTCGGCGTCTTGCCGGACCGGGCCGCGCGCTCTGCGTCTTCGCGGATTTGCTGCTTTTGGTCTGGGGTCATAGCGCCAATTCCTTTTGCTTTGGCAATTCAGCCGCCGCCTCTCTTCGTGCTTTTGCGGCCCATGAAAGCAGCGTAAACGCCCATGCGCGATGCTTTGTTGCCTTCGCTTGCGCCAGATAGACACGCGCCATATAGCGGCCATCAACTTTTGATTTCTGCGTCATGTCGTTCCCCTCATCCGCTTATCCAGCTTGTATGCTTTAACCGCCTTGCGCAGCCCCAAACTTAATTCGTTGTCGCCGATGCGCTTTTCTGTGTTGGCGTTCATGGCTTACAAACCCTCATGGCGGCGTCGATAGTTGCATCAAGCGTTTCGTAGGAGGCGAATTGCGTGTCATTCGCGCAAAGCCTGTGGGATGATTGATATTTCGTGCCGTCGTTGCGCTCCCATTGAGTTTGATCAGACTCAAGAAGAACCGCCCGTTGAGAACGTAACCACCTATATCGCTTGGCGTCAATCCATTGGGCCGAAATAGCGGCCTGAAGCTCGGCAACACTGGCGGCGACAGAATTCAATTCATTGAGCATCGCCACGGCTTCATCTGCTATACCGGGCTCCATGCTTCGGTCGCCGTGAATATGTCGCCCCGTCAAGCGGTCGTGAATACAGTCATGGTCAATGAAGAATCTCGGCTCTTTCATGGCTTCACCTTTTTCAAAACCCGCTGGGCAAACACCTTTATCTCGGCGTGCCGATCTGGAGGCAAGTAGATGCCACGTACTTCGGTTAGTCCAAGCATCAACCTACGGACTCTTACGTCTTCTTGGCGTTTGGCCGCTTTAATCTGGACCGTGGTCCTGGCAGTCATAGCTGGCCTCTGGCTTTACGCTCGACAACTATGCGCCGCTCTTGAAGCTGACGCCTTTCGGCGTGCGTCAGGCGGTCAAACACCGATAGCACTTGCGCCGCATATTTCTTGCGCTCTAGCCGCTCTTTGGCGGCCTTGAGTTCAATCGGATTACTCATTGACTTGGCGCTCTGCATAAAATCCGACTTTCGCTTTGTTCCATACTTGATGCTCTTTCCAGTTCGCAATCTGACGGATAAAACTGTAATCAATGCCGTTTGATTTCGCATATTCTGCGGCTTCCGAATAGGAATCAAAGAATGGGGTGACACGGGCTGCTGCGTGCATGTTTCCGATGTGTGCTGCGAATTTCATTTTTTACCCCGTTTGCGTTGTTGATGGCTCTATTGTGGAATAGTGACGCGTCACTGTCAAGCCTTTTTGCTACCGCTTATCAGATTTATTTGTAACTTTTCCGGCCACGCCTTCACAACCTCATGGCCCCGTTTCCAGTCGCCCGCAAACGCCCGTTCCAGCGCAGCCCTGTATTGCTTTGTGATCGCGCCCTGCTGCTGCGATTCAAAGAAAGCCGGGCTCAGCGCAATGGAGCGGGTTGCGCATTCAGCGCAGCCTGCCCGGTATGCGCCGCTGGCAGGGTTGCCGGCGAATTGGCTGCATGCGTCGCAAATCATGTCAATTCCTCAAGCTCGATATTTACCCGCGTCCCGCCTAAATTGCTCGCGTCATCATCTAAACACCACTCGACAACGGAAACGACATACCGTATGTCATTGAAAACGCATCGCTCTCCGACGGCTGGGCATTGACTCAAAGCGCGAAAGGCGAACTGCCTATCCCTGTAGCCGGGGTCAATCTCAAGGAAACGCGCAGCGGCCCGTAATGATCCGTGTTTTTCGATCAACTCGGCGATTCGATCTGGCAAAGAAACTTGCATTGTGATCATCGCGCCCCCAGCCCCGAAAACGGATTAGAGTGATCCACCCATACGCGGTTTGTGCGGATTCTGGATGCATACCCATCGCTCAGGCCGTGGCGCGCGTCCAGCACATGCCCAGGCTCGTCGCTGGCCCGAATCTCGCGCACCGTTTCCATGTTTAACTTGGCTTTTGCGCGTTTCCCGGCGATGATCTTCATGATGTGATCAGGCCGCAGCTTCTGGCCTTTGTGCGCCTGCGATTTTGTGCGCTGCACCAAACAATCGGGATGCACGCAAAGCAGGGTCTTGCACTTCACGCCGACCTGCTTGCCGGGCATCAGTTCGCCGTGAACCTTTTCGTAGATGATGCGGCGTACCGGCACGGTCTTACCGTCGGCCGCACCACCGATGCGAACCTGGGGATATTTGCCGTGCTGGGCGCTGCCAGTCCAGATCAAGCATTCGCCCTCCTCTATGGTGTGGGCCATGAGGTAATCTAGCGTGAAGTGGTCTAGGGATTTCATGCGGCCCCTTTTTGATTAGCGGCGAGAGCGGCGCGGATGATGCCACGCGCACTTTCTTTGACCGCCGGTAGCCCATATTCGTCAACACTAATTTCAGCCGCCCATTCATCCAAGGCCGTATAGATCGCATCGCATTGATCATCGGTTAGGGTTGTCGCCCCCCTAGTGGCGGACAACTCATTGAGCATTGCCACCGCTTCATCTGCTACCCCTGGCTCCACATCTCGGTCACCATGGATATGTCGTCCGGTCAAGCGATCATGTATGCAATCGTGGTCAATGAAAAATCTCAACCCTTCTGCCGGGGCGGCTTCGTCATATGGATGGCAGGACAAACACCTGCCCCATTTGCCACCATTGCGCGCTCGACATGCGGCGTCATCATGATTGATGAATCCCGCGCCTCCGCAAATTTCACATGCGCCCGGTTTTGTTTCATTGCTCATACCTGCCCCTTGATGCGTTTGATTTGATCCATTGGGATGCTGAGATTTTCAATTCCCAAGTCCCCTCTAAACGTAATTCGTGTTTTCGCCGCTTGATTGCCGTTTTGATACACCAGCATGGCCTGTTGACGGTCCCCGACAATCGCGGGCTTTGGAACGGGCAAGCCTCTTTTTTCGTAGTCAGAATCTGGCGAACGATCCCCGAGTAACTTCCGTTGAAAATCAAAAGTGCCACGCCCGGTATAGGCTTTGTGTGACTGGCAAAACCGATGCTGCAGGTAGGACAACTCGGCTACTTCGCCCCGGCAAATCTTCACCCATCCGCCCAAATCTTCAATCGCGGCATGGATAGCCGGATCGTCAAAAACCACATCGCTGTAGGCCCCTACGGCTGATATGGCCCCGAGAACCTTCCCCCATGCCAGCGCCGCCCGGTCGGTAGTGGTCCCGGATAGCACGCGAACGATATCCGCCACCTTCGGGGCGAACTGGCCGCGCTCTGCATCGGTGACGTGTGCCGTCAATGCCTTGGATACCTCTTCCAGCGTGAACGGCTGACAGGCTTGCACCCAAACGTGCAGCGTGAACTCACTCACATCCTGCCGATAGTAGGCAAGGGCATCAGTGACCATTTTTGTCAATTTCGGGATGTCATCAGGGCGCATATCCACCATTCCTTAAAAATCGTTCGGCCACAGCTGCGTTTGAAGCCTCTAAGGCTTCTTGTTTATTCGGCTTTGGCGATGCCCCAGACGGTGGCAGCGCGGCGGCAAGCCATTCGAGCGGTTGCAATGGCCTGGCCCTTGCACACTCGCGCAGCTTGTCTATCAAGTTGTCATCGCCATGGTGTTTTCGCAATCCACCGAGAAAAGAGCGCGCCTGCTTTTCCGCCGTCCCGGCGTTTGTCAGCAATGCAAGACCGTATCCAAAAATGATTTCGTCTGGATCGGTCATTTGCGGCGGCTTGCCGCCCGTACCTTTAGGTACGGAAGTTATCTTCTCTTCTCTTCTCTTCTCTTCTCTGGTAGACGCTTTTGTAGACGGCGTGGTAGATGGTGGCGCGTCTTGTTTCTCTCTCCACCGCGCCTGCCTTGCATTCTTTAGGCTTCGTTCCTTAGCGGATTCGCCGTTATGCCGGTCATGTTTGGGTATCGCCAGGAACTGATCGCCAATTTCAAGCCAGTTCACTTTTTCCATAGCTTCAGCGAAACCAACATGAGAGACGATGTCGTCAACATCCTCAGACGTTCCGCCGTCTACACGACCGTCTACAGCGTGTTTATCTGCCCATGCCCAGAAGGCGTAAAGGCGTCCAACTACTGCAAGGCGGTCAAGGGATGTCAGGCGGGCAATTCGGTACACAGCCGGGTCTTCCGGGAGGTCCATGCGCATCTTGATCCAGTCGCCGGCCATCACTCGGCTCCGACTGTTTTATTGCGTGGCGTTTGCATTTTTATTAGTCCACTTTAGGTTGACCAGACTCAGGTGAAAATTCCGAGCCGGGGCCAATCGTTGCGATTGTTATCGGTCTGAATCTGGTCACTAAAGTGGACTAATTTCAAACCGGCTATTACGCTTTTCACTGCGTGTTGTAGGGTTATTTTAACTGTATGCATCATCAGGCACAAGCAGTAAAGTTTGTAAAGTTTTCGTGATTTTGTCGGCCAAGGCTTACAAAGATCACCCGTTCGGGCTATTGCATTGCAAAAAACCCTGAATTAGCATGAGACTGTGGGGAACTGTTTGTCGGAAGCTGGCGGAGGCGCGAAAGAGTGAGTGTTCACAAGCGGATCAACATGAGTGCCGTAGATTTTTGCTCCCATGCATCCGTGGCCTTTTCGCCTTGGCGCATAGCCCACGACGAAAATTAGCTTTTTATGCAGTAGAGAGCGGAAGATT